CTCAAAGAACATATATTCATTTGAGTTAATTAATATCGAATTATTTGCAATAAAGTTTGTATCTTGACCATCATCTGCCGTTACAACATCTCTACTTTCACAAGAACATGCATTACAATCAGGATATGATAAATTTGGTAATGGGATTGCCGTCATTGGACAATCTTTAGCAACATTAACCAATTGCCATTTAGGGCAATTTATTTTTAACAATCCAAACGATAAAAATTTAACAATATTACATAATAGTATTACAACACTTAAAATTACGGTTCCAATAATATTAATAATTACTCTTAAAATTGGCCATAAAAAACATATAATATTAGATATAATAATTAACGCCAATATTGTTGGTGTGATTATCGTTATTAAAATGTTGAATAAGAAATATAAGAAATCAAAATTTCTAACTCCATCATTTACAGGAAATCTATTGGTATCATTTTCACAACTTCGGTCAACAATTTCCTTAACCCCCATAAATCTAGCACGACCCGTACCTTTTCTATACTCATCAATAAATTGTGAAGTAGTATAAACTTTATTATACTTCATTTTATAGAAAGTATCTTCACAATTTATTGCCGCGGCTTTATTAGCATAATCATTCCAATCCAATGAAAAAGCATATGACTTTTGGAACATTTGCCATTGGGTATTAGCGGTAAAATTAGGGTCATAGTTAGGACTCTTATCATCGGCTAATGTTGCTGGGTCTATACCAGGATTTGCGGTAGTTCCATTCCAACCATATTCTTTGATATTTGGTACTAAGAAATTGGCTCTTAATATTTCACCAGGAACTGGGAAGAACCCACCTAATGGGTTTACACCCCCACCATTTTCTTCAGATTGATATTTTACTTTGAATCTGTATTTTCCATTTGTTGGTATACCAATCCTTGGGTCCTGTGATAATACAACTTCACCAAACTCGTTTGTAACCACATAGTCCAAGTTCATAGGGACATCCACCACAAAAGTACCATCTTCATCAATTACTTTACCACCATTTTCTAATTTATATTGTTCAAGTATTGGGTCCCCGTTTACGTCAGTATTAACGGTTTGTCTAATTGCCAATATTTCACCAGGTCCTGTAACCATACCACACAAATCACCTTGTTCGGTTTTTGGTTTACAGTTCTTCTTTAACATTTGACCATCATTTGAGCTCATAATTGAACCCATAAAGACTGCTGTTGGTGTAATCTCAATACCTAAGTCTCTTAAGTCAAAGTCTACTCTTGTTATTCCTACATCACATACATCTCCTTCTCCCCAAAACGAACTAACATCAATATCTTTTGTTTGATGAATAATTTGTGGGAGTGTATCAAGATTTTCAGAAGCCCTAAATTGATTTCCGTCAAATTGTTCTTGAGTTGCTTTACCCATTCTAATCAAATCTTGAGGTCTTAAGGAAAAACACCCAATGTTTGATAAATCTAAATCTAAAACCGCAACTTGAGAACCGAGCGGTACTCCAACAATCATAAAGTCACCCGACTCATTTGTCTTAACTGTGAATTTATAATATTTTTCATAAATTTCTAAAACTTCACTTCTTGTTAAAACATCTTCTCTTGTTGGAAATGTACCTGTTGGATTGTGTCCACCATATTCTTTTTCATATGGTAGAAGATTATATCTATATCCGTCTTCATTCTTATCGCTTGGTTGTTTATATGGATATAACGCGGCAATAACAGGGTTTTCTAAATCCATGTCATCAACAGGAACGAATACTGAAACACGAGCATTTGGAATACCGTAACCCCCGTTAGCTACAATTCTACCAACAACAACACCATAGTCCGCACAAAACTTTGTATAAACGTCTTCTTGTCTTAATTTTAATGATAATATCTCAAGAAAATCAAAATCTTGCTCAACATTTACTCTGATATTTTGGTCTACCCCTAATTTGGTACGTATTCTATAGGATTTTGGCATAAGTTGTATTTTTAGATAAATAGTTATTTACCCAATTTCAAAAATAATTTAATAAATTTGTATGTAAAGAAACTTATGAGAAGTCTACGTTTTTAAGGTTCTTTATTCTAACCTTAATATCTTTTTGTGGATAACGAACTTGATAAATTTGTGAAGGTTCAGCAAAAATAGTATCATCAATTAATTGAATTTGTTTTGTTGCCGCATTTGAATATCTTTGTGATGTTTCAGATGATGAATATTGTCCTCCAACTTTATTAATTACTATCATATCGGTGACAGATATAACACCCGCAACATTTTGAACGTCACTCTTTAATTCAGACACCGAAACGTTTTGACCCATTTCTCTAAATATTGGATTCATTTTCTGAGAAATTACATCAATAACCCTAGTGATGACTTCACCCTGATTTTGTGTTGAATCAATTACTACGGATATATCAAATTCTAAATCAATAACCTGAGCAACATTTACCGCAATGTAGTCATTAATCATCCTATAATTTGATAAATAATTTGCAATGTTTTGTTTTAATGTGTTTGATACCTGTTGAGTTAATCTACCACTACTATCGTAAGATACAACATTAATATTAATTTTATTATCACTTTCAGTAATCGCCACCTTTGCCGGTGCTCCATATTTTCCTGGCATTTTTTTAAGTAATGCATTATAATCGGCAACTGTAACCGCTCTATTTTGTGATGCAAAGTTATATGTTACCATATTTCTTACCTCGTCAGTTGAAGGTGGATTAGCACCACCGATGGCTGCCGTTACGTTATTAACTCTTAAAGAATTTATAACTAAATTATTAATGTTAGCCGATGGTCCGTTTACGTAAAAATTAATAGTACCAACTTGGTTAATACTATTAACACCGATATTTGAAACAGTACCTCCACCAATTCTATATTGAACAAATAATGTCGTATTTGCTTTTACCGTCTTACCTAATCCAATGTTATTTTGATAATCTTGTATCCTCATCGGTGTACCTGTTTGGGCAAATTGAGCTAATTGTTCATCCGCAGTGACAGTAGCATTACCAAATTGGATTTTCATAAATCCTTCAGGTGTGTATTCGGTTATAAATCTATTTTCAGTTTCAATATATCTACCTACTTTTATACCTGGCATATCTGAAGGTTTTGTCGGGTCCTCAACGAAAACTGTGTTTTCAGCTAAAGCATCAACCTCAAACCATCTGTTTGGCGAATTAATAAATTCAGAATATGTTGGCGTTGCCTGATATGATGTACCATCTTTTTGAATCAAAGAGGTAATACTTAAAACATTTTTTTCAGGTAAAAAGAATTCAAAAAATGGTTTTACATCTGCAGGGTTTATGATTTTTTTAAACACCTTAGTTATACCATTTACCACCGTTTCTCTTTTGGTAATAGTGTAATTTATTAATTTATTGTTAGAATCAAAATTTGGAATTTTAGTTCTATTTGGAAAACCTTCATTATTATATTGACTTGAAAAATCTATATCATAAACAGTTTCAAATGTTTGCCCGGCTCCAACTACCTGTGAACCAGCTCTTAGTACACCTAAATAATTGGTATCTTCTTGGTCTCCAAATGCTGGAACTGTTATTGAGAAGTCAACTAAAGCTACTGATGGTCTTGCACCTGGTACTTTTAATCCCCAAGTCCTTGCAATGTTATATACTGAGGAACGTTGTTGAGCATATTGAAGAACTGTTTCTTGAATACTTCTATCCATGTGATAATGTAGGTTATCACCAATAGCTGCATTCAAATCCATAAACACAGAATAAACCGATGCGTCATTAAAATTGTCAATTAACTCAGGATAATATTGTCTTGTGTAATTGATGAGGTCTTGACGTAATGATTCAAAATCTCTGTTAGTATATGATATTTTTCTTTGTGCCATTTATATTAAATATTAATTATTATAAAATCACGGCTCTCAAACGCAGTGTCAGTAATTGTGTAATCAATTCTAACCTTAGCAGTATATTCTTCCGTACCCCTTCCAGGTATTCTATAAATACCACCAACACCTAAGTTTTGCATATTTAATTCACCCTGAACCTCAAGGTCATCCAAATAAGGCATTACGGTTATTTCGTTTATTATAATATTTGGTAGGTACTTATCAACTGCTTCTCTAATGTCTGCTTTAATAGCATCAAATGACGGTCCGTCCATTGGTTCAAAAATAAATTCATAAATTCTTGTACCAAAGTCGGGTAAATAATAACGAGAACCCTTTCTTGTTAATATTAAATGTAACAAGTCAGTTCTTATTTCTTCATCAGCATTTTGTGATAAAGACAAATATTTTCCATCCCTACTTTTTTGGAAAGGAAAATTAATACCATATGTTTTACCGTCAGCCATTATCTATAAATATCTTAAGTATAAAAATTATAAAAAAAAGAGGACCGAAGTCCTCTTAATCTAATTAAACTATTATGTTTAACAATTATCCCTCACAAGAAACACATTGTAAATCATTCAACTTAAGTTTCTTTCTTGCGAACGCCTGAGCTGAATTCATTGAGTGTTGATAATAAAGTGTTTTTACCCCCATTTGCCATGCATCTATAAGAAGTTTGTTAACATCTTTAGTTGGCATATCAGGTGAAATCATCAAATTTAATGATTGAGCTTGGTCGATGTAATCTTGACGTACCGCAGCTTGGTTAATAATTGCCGCTTGGTTAACTTCAGCAAATGTTCTGAAAACTTCTTTTTGTTCGTCAGTTAAAAATTCTAAATGTTGTACAGAACCATCATTTTTCTTAATACTATCCCATGTAGTTTTAGTATCTTTTTTCAACTCAACTAATAAATTTTTCAATACCGGGTTCTTAATGGTTACCTTTAATTTAGCCACATCTTTTACATAACAATTAGACCAAATTGGTTCAATTGATTGTGAAACCTGACCTAAGATAAATGCTGAAGATGTTGTAGGTGCAATAGCATTCAATGTAACATTTCTTCTTCCATAACCGACTAATGTTTCTGGTTCACCAAACATCTCAGCAAGTTCCGCAGATGCTTTATAAGATTTGTCTTTTATCAATTTAAAAACCTCAATATTTAATCTTGCACTATCTCTACTATCAAATGGTAATCCTTTTGATTGAAGTAGTGAGTGCCATCCTAAAACACCTAATCCTAAAGCTCTTTGTCTTTTAGCAAAGTTGTAAGCCTTTTCTAAGTAGAAAAATGCTCTTTTACCTTCAATGGTTCCGTTATCACGAATGTCTTCAATTTTAGTGATAAATTCACTAACTACCGCATCCAAGAAATAAACCATCAATTCAACTGCGTCGGTATCTTTCCATTCATCATAATGGAGTAAGTTCATAGATGATAGTACACATACAAATGATTCTTCCTCAGAGTTGTGAAGTGCGATTTCAGAACAAAGATTTGAATTATAAATCTTCATATCTTTATCACGATATACTTCAGGTGCCTTGTTGTTCATTGTGTCAGTAAACATGATATACGGATATCCAATTTCACCTCTACGTTGAATTACTTTTGCCCAAATTGCTCTTTTTTCTTTATCACCTGCAATCATTTCATTCATGAACTCATCAGTTACAGTAACTGCGTGAGTCAAATCTTGAATAGGTGCACCTTCAGTACCAATCTCCAAGAACTCCATAATATCTGGGTGTTCTACAGGAAGATATGGTGAGAATCTACCTCTACGTGTAGACCCTTGTGAGATATTGTCAACAACACTTTGAAACAAGTTCATAAAGTGTACTGAACCAGGTGCATGTCCGTTGTCTGTAATCTCAGCACCACGTCCTCTGATATTACCAAAGTAACCAGAAGTACCACCACCCATTTTACTCATTTCACCAACTTCAGCTTGTGTATATAAAATTGACTCAATATTGTCACCAATATTTGAACCGAAACAACTTACAGGAAGTCCTCTCTTTTTACCAAAATTTGCCCATACAGGTGAAGAAAGTGAATACCATCCTTTACTCATATAATCGTAAAACTTTTCGGCAAATCCTTCCATACCTAAAAGTTTTTCTGCGTGTTGAGAAATGGTTTTAATTCTTTCTAGTGGTTCCTCACCCTCACTTAAATAACCTCTACGAAGAAACGTAATAGATTCTTCGTTAATCCAATCAAATGGTTCTCTATTGTTCATATTATTATGTTATAAATTAAAATTAAAATAAATCGTTTACAGTAATTGATTTTGATTTTTTACTGTAGTTAATACTTCTTTTGTTAAAGAAATCTGTGTGTTTTGTTGTTAAAATTTCATCATCAAACCACTCAGTAGTCTCTAACATTTTCTTATCCACATGGAAAATATCTTCAATACCAATAGAATTCAAAGATACGTTAAATCGGTGTTTAATAAACTCCAAAGTTTGTGCTTTTGTTAAGAAATCCAAATCACCTTTTTCAAAAATCCATTCTACAATGTCAGACTCCGCACTAAATGCTTCAATAGTCGCATCAATTAAATCTTGAATTAACTCTGGTGTCCACCATTCAGGGTTTTCTCTTTTGATAAGGTTAACCAAATCAAATCCAAACTCAGCATGGATGTTTTCTTCTTTTGAAGTCGCTTCAACTGCATTACTCATTCCTTTCAACATATTCTTATGTTTATTAAATGACATAATAACTAAGAACTGTGAGAATAACGATACATTTTCAACAAACATTGAGAATAACACAATCGACTCAAAGTAATCTCTATTGTCAACAGATTTAGAATTTGTTAATGATTTTTCCAAATACTTAATTCTGTGACGAATAGCCGGAACCTCCATAAGGTTTTCAAACTCGCTGTTTAATCCTAATACTTGAATTAAGTTAGAGTACGCGTCCGCGTGTCTTACTTCAGACTCGGCAAATGTAGCACCAACACTTCCAATTTCAGGTTTTGGCATTCTTTTATAAATGTCACCCCAAAATGTTTTTACCGCAATCTCAATCTGTGAAATAGCTAACATAGCTCTTTGTACTGCGGTTCTTTCACTTTCACTCAAGTGTACCTTAAAATCTTGAATATCTGATGTAAAATTAAACTCTGTATGTACCCAGTACGAGTGTCTAATAGCGTCAACATATTCAACCAACTCAGGATACTCATAAGGTTTAAGGTTTACTCTTTTTGAAAATATATTTGCCCTACGTTTTAGACGATAAATGATATATTCTTTAGCAACATCATTTAATCCATTATCCATTAATTTATTTTCAACCATGTCGTGAATTTCATCAACGTGTGGTACTCGAGTTTTGTCCCCTCTGAAAATACCTTTCATAGTGATTCTCGCAATTTTCTC